TACTCATAGTAGTAGCCGCGCGGATAGCGGGACCAGCGTAAGCTGCCCACGTCACGGCATCTTGTTTGCCTCCTTCTTGGGAGGACGGGCTTCACGCTCCTTGCATCGGCTCTGATTTCGCTTTCGCTACTTTATCCTGGCCATATGTAATCCGGGGCGACGCCGTTCCAGTTGTACGCGTTGTTGTTCCACCAAGTACGCCCACCATCCGTGACGTTGCGCACGTTGTACGCATTATCGCAGTTCGGCGACCCTACAGCGCTCAGCCCATGCTCTTGTATTTCTCGGTATCCGATTTCTTCCAAGCAAGGAGAAGCGACTTGACCTTGTCCAGCTGCGCCGTCCACGTCGCGATGTTGATGCGCTTCTTTGGCTTATTCGTTGTGTCGATGTGACGCAGGCCACTGAAAAGATTGAACGCCGTGTCCATCGTCGCGCCAAGGGCTGCGATATCGGCAATCGCTTCCTGCTGGTAGGTGCGCCGGAGTGTCGCGCTCTCTTGGTCATTGACGTAGACCGAGTTGGCTTTCGCGATATGCATCTTCGCTTGTACCGCTGATTCGATAATCTGCTGCGTCAGGCACCAGCGATAGCGCTTTGGGAAGCGTTTCTCGTCAGTACAGATCAGTATCGTGTAGCGCGTAAGCATATCTGCCTCGACGAGTACGCTGAGCGGTGTGGTCGTGCGCTTTGATTTTGGTATTGCCATGTTCTTCTCCTGCTATTCATCCGCCGCCGAGGGGCGGCGGATTCTTTGATTATTCGATGCGGCAAGCCGGGGCGACGCCGCCCCAGAAGTACGCGTAGCCGGACCACCAAGCACGCCCACCATCCGTGACGTAGCGCACGCGGTGCGCATAATCGCAGTGCGGCGACCGTTCCCACCAAGACCATTCCGTCGACGTCCCCTGCTGATATTTACGGCGGTTGTCGTCCCACTCGGCATTTGTGCCGGTCTTGCCATCACGACGGAATTTTGTGTAGTAGTCCCAGACGACCGTGTCCTTAATGTCCTGCACGGCTGAGCCTGGGTCAGAATAAAAGTTATCACCGCCATTGATGTTGACCATTGCCGGCAAAAAGAAATAGTCCTGCGTCGTATCGTGACCACCCGCATCACTGATCTTGTTGATGTCCGTGATAAGATTCGACCGCGCAACAACGGCAAGAAAATCAGCATCGAGGCCGTTCATGAAGCCAGCCCAGGTGGTGTAGTGTTCCGGCCTATCAAAATCGTTGCGCGGGCTCCACCACGCGCCTGCGCCTGCTTTGCTGTTGAGCCACTGTCTGAGCCCAGACTGGCTCCAGCGGTTGTAACCGTAGCAGATGCGCTGTGCATGATTTACCGTGCCGAGCGTCGCAAGGTCCGTACCGCCTGTCCCTTCTGCGAGCGTGACGGTTTCCAGTGCTGTCGTGTCAGCCGGCTTTGAGTAGGTCGCGATACCAAGTGACGCAAGGCCTGTATTCCAATCCATACCTTTTGCGAAATTAATCTGCCCTCCTGCTGGCACGGTTTTTGTCGTCGTAAACTGCCAACTCTTTGCCCAGCCTGATTTACTAGAGTCCATCCAATTCGGATCCGTGATGCCAGACGTGACCGTTGTAAAGTGATACGTGCCAGCTGGCAGCTCCGTCTTCGTGCGAAAAATCGCTTCACGGCTATCAAATTCCATCGTATCCATCGGCAAGCAGTCATGTGTCTGTAGAATAACATAGTTGCCACCCGTTTCCTCGACGTCGCCGATATGCACGATATCCCACGTCAACGTTGTGTCGCCTTTCTTGCACTGGAGCTGGTCGCCTACCCCGTAGTACGTGCGCACGCCGCCAGCGCGGCAGAGATTGCGGAAGCCCTCCCACGAGCGCACTACTGATTCTCCTGCCACTTTAAAGTGATTACGAAGCAGGTCATTCTGCGATTCGATTGCTGTCGCGATGCGCGTATAATCTTCGCGCCGCGGCAAGTTGATAGTCTGTGTTGCCATAGTATCCTCCCTTTACTCTGTGGTCACGATAACGTCCAGTCCACCATCTTCGGTGTTGATAGCAAGGCTCACGTTATCCGTGATAGCTAAGATTTCTTTTTCCTTGATAGCTTTCGCCGTCGCCTCGGCTTGCTGGGCATACACCTGCGCGGCATTCTTCGCGTCCACTGCCGCACTTGCAGCGGCTTTCGTGTCGGCAAGGTTCGTCCGAAGCTGATTCGCTACGCCCTCATCCCATACCGTCTGGATGTTTTCATACGCGGTATCACTGTCACCCGTATTGACCTTGACGCTCGTTGTGCCGTCCGGCTTCTTCACAAAAAGCATCTCGCCTGGGCGGACTGCCGGATTAGCCTTTTCCCATCTTGCGGCTGACGCGATGGAGTGCTGGATGCGCGAGTAGCCACCCGAGCCTTCTGTCGTCGTATCTGCCATTCTACTCATCTCCTTTTTAGCTGGATGCCATTGCTTCCGGGCCAGCGCCGACGATGAAATTTGCAACATTCATGTATTCCGGTGGTGGCCCGATGATGTCGTAGCGCATCGCGCGGTACATCTTCTCGGCTTTCTCGCTTGCGGATTCTGATGCGGCTCGTGACGCACTTGCGGATGCTGCTTGCCCGGATGCGGCCGATGCGCTCGACGCTGCCGCACTTGCACTCTCAGCCGCTTTGCCTGCGTAGCTTGACGCGGAACTCATCGCAAGCTGGGCGTAAGAATTGTTTTCTTCTGCGCTTGCCGCGCTCTTCGCCGCAGCGGTAGCAGAATTTATGGCATTCGCAGCCCTCTCCTGAGTCAGCGCGACAAGATCCTCAGCTGTCTTTGGCAGCACCAGCTCGACCGTTGCCTTGCTCGTCGTGATGATCCGCACAGCAAAGTCCATCTGTACGTTATTGCCGTCAGACTTGCTTGCGATGTAGCCAGGCGCACTGTCATAGCAGACGCCGTAGAGTATTTCCTTACCTGCGCTGTCCTGCGCGAAGATGCCGAGCTCAGTCGCTTCATAGCCGGCTTCTACCGCCTCACTCGTCAGTGATGCTTTGAGCAGGCACGTGCGCACATCGCTAACGTCCTCCGTCGTGATGCTCGTGATGACCATCGTGTTCTGCGGTACAAAGAGCGCCGACCGTGTGGCATAGTCATCGACGGTATTTGTCTGCCCACTGCCGAGCTGCATCTTGGTCAACTTGAGCGTGAGCTTGCCTGCTTCGACGTCGGCCATGAGCTTCGCACCGGCATTCGTCAGCATGTAGCCGCTTGAAAAATTTGACATGCTGTGTCACCTCCTTATGCTGTGCGATACCACGCATCGACGACGGTAGCGAGCGGCATGACGCGCATAGCACTGCCACCGCCCGCGTCGCCAGTCGTAAAGTGATGCGAATGAGCTCCGTCTGTCGATGTGTTGTATAAATAGTTATCCCAGTCCTGACCGCCGTTTGAGCCTTGATGGCCTCGACCGGCATAGTTACCAAACATCCAGCCGTCATAGGCCTCACCCCATGTACCGTGATGATGATTGCCGTTGATATCCGTATCGCCAGAATGGCTGTGCCGTGGCATCTCATCAGAGGTAATTGTGTGCCGTGTTTCGCCGACCGTCTTGCCCGCACTCAGCGTCACGCCATCATAGCTTCCAGACGCCAGCAGGTACGACCCATCAATCTTCTTCCAGGTGCCACCAAAAGCCGTCGCAGGATCCGTGCCGCCGACCTGCAGGTATACACTGCCGATCGGATGTGCGATGTCCAGGGCTTTCTTCTCAGCAGCATCAAGCATCGCTTTTGTCACGTAGGTATCCATATCCACGGCGATGCTGATGCTCGATGCATTCGAGGTCTTGATGTAGACCGTGGTCAGGATATTGCGTACCAGTGCGCCTGCCTGCTCGGCATTCATGACGTCAGGATTGTTTGCTGTGCTGACGGCAAAAAGCGTCTCTGAGTCATTGTACGTCGCGTAGACGCCCAGCGTAGCCAGTGTGTACGACGCTGCAAGGCCAACGTTGGTCACGTTAAACTGGAGTTTTATCGTCGTACTGTCTACCGTCGTCGCCGACGCCAGCGGGAAGCTCTGCTTTACATCATCAAGATTATACATGGCTGTAATCTCGCTCTGCGTGTACGTGTGCGAGCTTGTCTTGATAGACGATACCGTGAAAGTGCCTTTGTTTGCCACCGCTTTTGCAAGCAGGGCACGTCCGGCGTCTGTCACGACAAATTGGTTGTAAGTTGCCATCAAATACCTCCTATCTGCAAAGTCAGCTCTTCTGTCGTCGTCATAGCCAATGCAACGTAGAGTGTGGACTCCGGCTTGATCTGCTCAACCGTAGCTGGATAGACATCGACCGTCTTGACCGTTGACTTGAGCAGAGCGATGTGATTCTCTACTCCGGTGAGTGTGTGAGCTTTATAGACAGCTCCGATGTGTGCAGGGATATAGATACGCACATCCCTAGTCACTCCAGCCATGCTCTCTTTATCGAGCAGAGGAATGTCGAAGTCCGTAGCGTAGGTCTCTGGATGGTCTGTGACTGTGCCACTCTTATCGGCTATGTACTGATTGA